GCACTATCACCATCACTCAGGTTCTTGTTCGTAATATTGTTCCTGCTGATTCTGTTGTTCAGTCTGCCAACGATTTGGTTCGTGCAAAGAATGAATACAAACAGAAAGAGATTGAAGTTCAAACTGCTAAGAAAGAAGCCGAGCGTATGCAAGCACTTTCTAATCAAGGTAGTCAGTCTATCGCTTACATGAATGCTCAAGCTGCATTGAATATCTCTGAAGGTATTAAGCAAGGTAAAGTACAAACTATTGTTGTTCCAAGCAACATGACTGGCTTGATGATTGGTAAGTAACATGGAAGATATCCTAGCAATTGCTGTAGTAGTTGCTGGGGTGGTTCTTGCCACCCTAGCCATCCGTGCTCAATGGCGTCTTTACAAGCGTCGTCAACAAACCAAAGCTGAGGAATTGGCTAGGAAACAGAAAGCTGCAGACGAATATTGGGCTAAGAGGAGAGAACAATCTCGTAAAGCTGCAGTTGTAAATTCTAAACCTTTGCCACCGAAACAAGTAACACCTACTCGTTCATATACATCTACAACCGATACCACTACTGTAGATAATAGTTTTGTTAATGGTATGCTCACCCAGATGCTTATTGACACTACTATTGATGCTATCAGACATGGTACAGATCCTGACACAGGTAAAGTTTATGATAGAGAAGTAGAAAGAAGTGTTGGTGTCACAAAAACAGAATCATCGTGGGGATTCGATGATGCAGATTCCCGTAAGTCTGTATCGTCCTCTATGGAAAATTCTTGGTCTTCTTCTGACTCTTTTTCAAGCAGTTCAGACTCTGGACCAAGTTCTGATTGGTAAATAAATTTGACAAATACCCCAAACAGGGGTATAATGTTTTATACATAGTAATGCTTATATTTGATAGGAGAAATAAATGAAATTGAGTAAAGAAACTGTTGCCATTTTTAAAAACTTTGCTGGTATTAATAGCAATTTACTTTTAAAGAATGGTAATAAAGTAGCAACAATCTCTTCACAGAAAAACGTGATGGCTGATACAACTGTCGTTGAATCATTCCCATCTGAGTTTGGTGTGTATGATTTAAACGAGTTCTTGGGTGCCATGTCTATTTTCGAAGATCCAGAATTGACATTCAATGATAAGTTCGTGACTATTAGCGAGAATGGTCGTAGCATTAAATACTTTGCTGCTGCAGCAGACGTTTTGGTGGCTCCAACGAAAAGTATTACATTCCCAGACGCAGAAGTAAACTTCAAACTAAGTGCTAGTCAACTTGATATGATTCGTAAGACAGCTTCAGTTCTTCGTTCTGACGACTTGTCTATCGTTGGTGATGGCACTTCTATCACTGCTGTTGTTGGTGATAAGAAAAACGCAACAGGTAATTCTTTCAGCGAACCAGTCGGCAGCACAAGTATGACGTTTAAGGTTAATTTGAAAGTTGAAAATTTAAAGATGCTTCCAGGTGATTATGCTGTTAGTGTCTCTTCAAAGAAAATCTCTCGATTCAAAGGATCTGGCGATTTGGTTTATTATGTTGCCGTAGAAGCTGACTCTACATTCGAAGCGTAATTTTATGGGGAGTTCTCTCCCCTTTCTCTTTATTATGGAATTAATATGATTGAATCTCGCGATGATTTGTTTCTTTGGGTTGAAAAATATCGCCCACAGAAAATTGACGACTGTGTTTTACCAGAATCGTTAAAGAAAACTTTTAAGGAATATGTTGAGAAAGGTCAACTTCCAACATTCCTGTTTTGTGGTACGGCAGGTGTAGGTAAAACTACAATTGCAAAGGCATTGTGTAATGAGGTTGGTGCTGACTATATTATGATTAACGGATCGGATGAGGGTCGTTCAATTGATACTCTTCGAACAACTATAAAGAACTTCGCATCAACTGTGTCGTTGACTGATGCTAAAAAGGTAGTTATCGTTGACGAAGCAGATTATATGAATGCTGAATCTGTCCAACCAGCTTTACGTTCTTTCATTGAACAATTCTCAAGCAATTGCTCTTTTATCTTCACATGTAATTTTAAGAACAGAATTATTGAACCCTTACATTCTCGTTGTGCTGTCATCGAGTTTAAGATCGATAATAAAGATAAACAAGAAATCGCTGCCACATTCTTTAAACGAGCTACTCAGATCTTGAATCAAGAGGGTATTGGGTTTGAACCTAAAGTCGTTGCTGAGTTGGTAACCAAATACTTCCCTGATTATCGTCGTATTCTAAATGAACTTCAGCGATATTCTGTGTCTGGTTCTATCGATTCTGGTATTTTGCTTAATGCAAGTAACGAGTCTTATAAACAACTAATCTCATTCTTAAAAGATAAAAACTTTGGTGAGGTTCGTAAGTGGGTCGCTAAAAACAGTGAACTTGGAGCTGCTCCATTATTTAAAGAGTTGTATGATACAGCTGTCACAATTATGGAACCGAACAGTATTCCACAGTTAATTTTAACTTTGGCTGATTATCAGTATAAGGCAGCTTTCGTAGCTGATCAAGAACTAAATATCATGGCTGCGATGACCGAGTTAATGGCTCATTGTAAATTTAAATAGGAGATGCTATGGAAATCATTATCCCAATTATAATTCTAGTTATTGGAGTATTGTGTGGTGTAGCATTTGGTTGGAATTTACGTGAGTATGTTGCTTCTGCCAAGTTGAGTAAACTTCTTGATCAGATGGAACAAGACAATCAAAATCTATCTGAGGTTCTGATACCAATCATTATTGAAAAACATAATGATGAATATTTTGTTTATGATTTAAAAGATAAAACTTTTATGGCTCAAGGACAAACACGCTGGCACTTAGAAAAATGTTTAAATGATAAGTTTCCAGGTAAGACGTTTGCTGCAAGTCCAGAAAATTTAAAAGAAATGGGGTTTGAATAATGACACCAATTATAAGTGAATACCAAGAAGGAACTCGCAACGCAAGGGTGTATAAAACAGCTAATGGTGAGTATGGAGTTTTGTTATTTGATGCTGAAGATGATCATAATGAGTTTAAGGCATATGCCACGATCGATGAAGCTGAAGATGCAGCAGAAGATTGGGTGTTAGGCTATGACACCATTTGATTTTTTAAACGCAATTAACCAAACTAAAGAAGATTTATTTGTAGATCCACAAGCAGTAAAAGACTACCGTAAAGGTAGTTGGGTCATTAATATGGGTTTGTCTCAATTCCCAGATACGATTATGTATGCAAATGAGATGAATAGGTATTACTCTCTACCTGAAAAATGGAAATTTTCATTTTATCTAAATAGTATACCAAAGAAAAAACGATTCAGCAAATGGGCTAAAAAAGATGCTGAAAGTGATTCTTTGAAACTTGTTATGGAATACTATGCGTATTCTAGCGAAAAGGCTAAACAAGCATTAACTGTTCTTTCTGAAGAGCAATTGACTATGATAAAAGAAAAACTATATAAAGGTGGAAAATAATGACTGTAGAAATGATTTACTACGACTGGACTCCAGAGTCCATGCTTGAAGTGACGTTGCCAGAACCAGATAACTTTTTAAAGGTTCGTGAAACTCTTACCCGAATCGGGATCGCTTCAAGGAAAGAAAACAAATTATATCAATCTTGCCACATTTTACATAAGCAAGGTAGATACTTTATCGTTCATTTCAAAGAACTATTTGCTTTGGATGGAAAAGAATCAAATATCACTTCTGGTGATATTGAGCGTAGAAATGCTATTGCTGGTTTGCTACAGGATTGGGAATTGTTAAAAATTCTCGCTCCAACGCAAGCTGATCAGAAAGCATCTCTATCGCAAATTAAGGTGGTCTCTTATAAAGAAAAAGACCAGTGGGAACTTGTGCCAAAATACAACATTGGCAAAAAAACTAAATAATCTATATAAGGAATTAAAATGATTAAACTTGAATTGACAATCGATGAAGCAAATACTATTCTTCGTGTTTTAGGTAAGCACCCATTTGAGGAAGTTGTTACCTTAATTCAAAAGATTAAAATGCAGGGTGAGCCACAAGTGGCAGCACTCGAAGCAGAAGCAGCAAAACAAGCAGCAGCTCAAACACCTGCAGCTTAAAGTATTCACCTTAGGACCGCTAAGTTACGAATCGTTGTAAAGCTGATGTGACGTTACGACATCGCTGGAAATAGTAACCAGCACTAACTGACACGCCATATGGGTGTCGCTTTTAATTACTCGCTTAATAGGAGAAAACTATGTTACAATCTGTAAACACATTCATCGACACTGTACAAGGTGCGAAATCACAAATCGTCAAGACTTTCGTTAAAGACGAATCATTAGCAAAATCAATCCAAGCATTCGTAGATAGCCAAACTGCTTTCAGTAAGCAAGTTGCTAAGACTACTTTCGAAGTTGCAACTAAGACTGCTGAAGAAGCAGTTAAGTTCGATGTTAAGAAAGTATTCGCTACTAAGTAAGGAGATTAATATGAACTCATTAATTTCAGAAGTTTTCGGTAAAGATTTTGACAAATACTTCGTTGGGTTTGATAATCACTTTACACATATGCAGAAATTGCATGACGAATTAGCCAAGAACATTCCTAACTATCCTCCATATAATATCGTTCAAACTGGTGAAAATTCTTACACCATTGAGAT